CTATTAAAGAAAGCAAATACTCCTATTGAGTTTACACAAGAACAAATCCTTGAGTTTGTTAAGTGTAAGGAAGATCCAGTTTATTTTGCAAAAAATTATGTGAAGATTGTAACCCTGGATAAAGGATTGCAACCTTTTCAGATGTATCCTTTCCAGGAAAAGTTAGTTAATAATTTTCACAACCACAGATTTAATATTTGTAAGATGCCACGACAGACTGGTAAATCAACCACTGTGGTGTCTTTCCTGCTCCACTATGCCGTCTTTAATGACAATGTTAACATCGGTATCCTAGCAAACAAAGCAGCAACTGCTAGGGAGCTCCTGGATAGGTTACAGACTGCTTATGAAAACCTACCAAAGTGGATGCAGCAAGGTATTGTTTCGTGGAATAAAGGTTCATTAGAATTAGAGAATGGTTCCAAGATTCTTGCTGCTTCAACATCTGCTTCTGCTGTTCGAGGAATGTCATTCAACATTCTCTTCTTGGACGAATTTGCGTTCGTTCCAAATCATATTGCAGATTCATTCTTTGCATCTGTTTATCCTACTATTACTTCAGGTAAAAGCACAAAAGTAATCATTGTTTCTACCCCACACGGTATGAATCATTTCTACCGAATGTGGCATGATGCGGAAAAGAAAAAGAATGAATATATTCCAACCGATGTTCATTGGAGTGAAGTTCCTGGGAGAGATGAGGCATGGAAAGCACAAACTATTGCAAACACATCCGATCAGCAGTTTAAAGTTGAGTTCGAGTGCGAATTTTTAGGATCTGTTGATACTCTTATTGCGCCAAGTAAACTCAGAACTCTTGTATATGATAGTCCAATAAAAAGAAGTGCTGGACTGGATGTATATGAGGAATCAAAGGATAATCATGATTATTTAATGACCGTTGACGTTGCTAGAGGTGTAAGTGAGGACTATTCCGCATTTGTTGTTGTGGACATTACAACATTCCCACATAGAGTTGTAGCAAAGTACAGAAACAACGAAATTAAACCAATGTTGTTTCCAAATATAATCTATGAAGTAGCAAAAAATTATAATAGTGCATATATTCTTTGCGAAGTAAACGATATTGGAGATCAGGTTGCGTCCATCCTTCAGTATGATTTGGAGTATCAAAATCTTCTTATGTGCTCTATGAGAGGTAGAGCAGGACAGATTGTTGGGCAAGGATTTTCTGGAAAGAAAACTCAACTTGGTGTTAAGATGTCCAAGACTGTCAAGAAGGTTGGATCTCTCAATCTAAAAACAATGATTGAGGAAGATAAACTCATTTTCAATGACTATGAGATTATTTCGGAACTTACTACATTCATTCAAAAACACAACTCCTTTGAAGCAGAAGAGGGATGTAATGATGACTTGGCAATGTGTCTGGTTATCTATGCTTGGTTAGTAGCGCAAGATTACTTCAAGGAACTTACCGATCAAGATGTTCGTAAGAGACTTTATGAAGAACAGAAAAATCAAATCGAGCAAGACATGGCACCTTTTGGATTTATCGATGATGGATTGGATAATATCAGTTTCGTAGACTCTGATGGAGATAGATGGTTTACTGACGAATATGGTGATAGAGCATATATGTGGGAGTATCTATCATAATGGATTTAGATGGACAAATTAGACTAGGACATTTATTACTTAATGATAGAAAGTGTAGAATTTGTGGCGAAATTAAAAATCTAATTGATGGATTTTACAGAACTAGAAAAGATAGAGGTGCAGTCCCATCATCATATTCATATGAGTGCAAAGAATGTACTATAAAAAGGGTTATTACATCTAGAATGGTATCTACAGTATTGGATAAATGGGAATATCCTGACTGGTAATTTGTTCATGCACCATTTCCCCATTTGAAAAGTAGATTTTAATAAATATTTTTTAGATAACTGATACATCAGGAGAAAAACATGGCGACTCCTCAATTATCTCCAGGCGTTCTCGTCAGAGAGGTTGATTTAACAGTAGGAAGAGCTGATAATGTTTTAGATAACATTGGAGCAATTGCGGGTCCATTCTCGATTGGTCCAGTTGACGAACCAGTTGATATTACCACCGAACAAGAACTCATTAACGTCTTTGGTAAGCCTCTTTCAACAGACGGACAATATGAGTACTGGATGAGTGCGTCTTCATTCCTCTCATATGGTGGTGTTCTTAAAGTTGTAAGAACAGACGGAACAACTCTTAACAACGCAAATGCTGGTGTAGGTTTTGCAAACACCACTGGCGTAAAGATTAAGAGCTTCGATGACTATGAAGCAAACTGGGCAGATGACATTGCAAACTATGTCTTTGCTGCTAAGAACCCAGGATCTTGGGCAAACAATCTTAAGATCTGCATGATTGACGATCTGGCAGATCAGACTCTTGGAATTACTACTACAGATCCTGGCGTTGCTGGTGCTGTTGTTGGATATGGAATTACAACCCCTTTAGTAAATGCGGTTATTCCTGGTGTAGGATCAACCACAGGATTTAATGGTTACATTAAGGGTATCATCACTGGTGTTTCAACTGCTTCTACAACAGCAAACAGCACAATTGATGTAAAAATTCTTTCCAGAGTTTCTACTGCTACTACCGATAATGGTGTAGAGTACCCAATCTCTTATGCAGAGTTCAACGCAAACGCATCATTCCTGGCAACGGATGCTATTGAGTTCTATAACAACTCTGGTATTGCTACAGGAAACGGAACAGTAACCACAGTTGCTTCATCGGTTGACTGGTATGATCAGCAGACACTGAATCTTACAAATACTGTAATTTTCTGGAAGTCGATCGCACCAAAACCAATCAGCAACGGATTCGTTCTTGATAGACAAGGTAAGAACGATGCAATGCACATCATCGTTGTTGATGACACTGGATCCGTAACTGGAATTCAAGGTAACTTACTTGAGAAGCACATCAGTGTTTCTAAGGCAACTGATACCATCTCCGCAGTAAATTCTCCACAGAAGACTTTCTGGAAGAACTATCTCGCACAGTACTCCGAGTATGTTTATGCTGGAGACAATCCATCTACTGGAGATGATACTTATCATGGAACCACTCCAATTGCAACTGGGTTCTCAAGTGGTTATACTAAAGTAACCGAGTCTGATGGACAGTGGAATCAAACTGCTCAAGGTATTACTTTCAGTGCTATCGGAAACGTAACATACACTCTTGGAGGAGGAGTTGATTATTCCGCAAATGGTGGAATGACAGCAACACTCGGAAATCTGTTTACTTCATACAATCTATTCTCTAACAAGGATGAAATTCAGGTTGACTACCTGATCATGGGTCCTGGAATGGGAAGCAAATTTGAATCTCAAGCAAAAGCAAATCACCTGATTTCTATTGCTGGAACCAGAAAAGATTGTATTGCTACAATTTCTCCACATAGAGCAGACGTAGTAGATCTTACTAACTCTGATACTCAAACTGATAACATTGTTCAGTTCTTTGCTCCACTTTCATCTTCATCTTATGCAATCTTCGATAGTGGATATAAGTACACTTACGATAGATTCAACAATAAGTTCCGTTACATTCCTTGTAACGCAGACGTTGCTGGACTTTGTGTAAGAACTTCCATCTTCGCATATCCATGGTTCTCGCCAGCAGGACAGCAAAGAGGAATTCTCAATAATGCAATTAAACTTGCATACAATCCAAACAAAGCACAAAGAGATCAACTTTATCCTCAGAGAGTAAACTCAATTGTAAATCAACCTGGACTGGGAATTCTCCTGTTCGGTGATAAGACTGCTCTTGGATATGCTTCCGCATTCGATAGAATCAACGTTCGTCGTCTGTTCTTGACTGTTGAGCAGGCACTTCAGAGATCAGCAGAGGCACAACTCTTCGAACTGAACGATCAAATCACGAGAGCAAACTTTGTAAACATTGTTGAACCATATCTCCGTGATGTTCAGGCAAAGAGAGGACTTTACGGATTCCTGGTTGTTTGCGATGAAACAAACAATACTCCAGACGTAATTGATAATAATGAATTTAGAGCTGATATCTTCCTGAAACCAGCTAAGTCGATTAACTATGTAACCTTGACATTCGTTGCCACCAGAACTGGTGTAAGCTTCGAAGAAGTTGTTGGTAGAGTTTGATTTTAGATTATAAATTACTAAAGGAGGAACCTAAAAATGGCACAAATTCCAACAAGAGGCATTTCAAACTTTAAATCAAAACTGATTGGTGGTGGTGCTCGCCCTAACCTTTTTGAGGTTGACGTTACATTTCCATCTGGTGTAAACATCGGGGTTCAAGGAGACGGAACTGGACAATTTGACAAAGAAAATTTCCGTTTCCTTTGCAAGGCAGCTGCTCTGCCAGCATCTGTAATCACCCCAATCGAAGTTCCTTTTAGAGGTAGAACTCTGAAAGTTGCTGGTGACAGAACATTTGATGTATGGACTGTAACCGTCATCAACGATGAAGACTTCTCCCACAGAAGAGCATTTGAAGCGTGGATGCAGAATCTTGGACAATATGGAGATCACTCTGGATTGTCTAACCCAGCAGATTACATGGGTAACGCAATTGTTTATCAACTCGGAAGAAGTCCTTCAAATCAGCAAGGTAACAACACAACTGGAGATCCTGCTAGAATCTTGGCACAATATCGCTTCATCGATATTTTCCCAACCAATATTTCAGCAATTGATCTTTCATACGAGACAACCGATACCATCGAAGAATTCACTGTAGAATTCCAGGTTCAATACTACTTCCCAGAAGCTGCTGGTTCTGGAGCTTGATAAATAGATCATAAGTAGTCAAGAACTTTAATAATGGCAAAATTATTTGGATTCTCTATTGAGGATACTGAACCACTATCACCAAGTACTGTTTCCCCCGTTCCTCCTAATAATGAGGACGGGGTTGATCACTACTTGAGTAGTGGTTTTTTTGGTTCATATGTTGACATTGAAGGTGTTTATAGAACTGAATTTGATCTTATCAAAAGATATCGTGAGATGGCACTTCATCCCGAGTGTGATAGTGCCATCGAAGATATTGTAAACGAAGCAATTGTATCAGATACAAATGATAGTCCTGTTCAGATTGACTTAGATAATCTGAACGCAAGTGATGGTATTAAGAAAAAAATTAGAGATGAGTTTAAGTATATTCTAGAACTTTTAGATTTCGATAAAAAGTCTCACGAAATTTATAGGAATTGGTATATTGACGGTAGATTGTATTACCACAAAGTAATTGATTTAAAGAATCCTCAAGAAGGAATTCAAGAACTTCGTTATATTGACGCACTTAAGATGCGTTATGTTCGTCAAAACAAGAAGAAAAAAGATAACGGGAATACTTTTGCAAGAATGCAATCTGATAATCCTATGGATTATGAGTTCCCAGAAATTGAGGAATACTTCATCTATAGTCCAAAAACATCTTATCCTACACAAAATCCAACTGCTTCTGGAGCAAACAATGGAATCAAAATGTCAAAAGATTCCATCACTTATTGCACTTCAGGATTGGTAGACAGAAATAAGGGATCAACTTTATCATATCTTCACAAAGCAATCAAAGCACTCAATCAACTTCGCATGATTGAGGACTCACTTGTAATTTACCGTTTGTCTCGTGCTCCTGAGCGTAGAATTTTCTACATTGATGTGGGCAATCTTCCCAAAGTAAAGGCAGAACAATATCTTCGTGATGTTATGATGCGTTATCGTAACAAACTTGTTTATGATGCAAACACTGGAGAAATCCGTGATGATAAAAAATACATGAGTATGCTTGAAGATTTTTGGCTTCCTCGTCGTGAAGGTGGTAGAGGCACAGAAATTTCAACTCTTCCGGGTGGACAGAATCTCGGAGAAATTACAGATATCAAATATTTCCAAGAGAAACTTTATAAGTCGCTGAATGTTCCACCCACTAGAGTTGGTGGTGATGGTGGATTTAATTTAGGTAGATCATCAGAAATTCTGAGAGATGAACTTAAATTCAGTAAGTTTGTTGGACGTTTGAGAAAGAGATTTTCAAATATGTTCAATGATATGCTGAGAACTCAACTCATTCTTAAAAATATTATTACTCCAGAAGACTGGCAGATCATGAGTGAGCATATTCAGTATGATTTCTTATATGATAACCACTTCTCAGAACTCAAAGAAGCAGAACTTCTCAATGAAAGACTGAGTTTGGCAGCAACAGCAGAACCTTATGTTGGTAGATATTTCTCACAAGACTATCTGAGAAGAAAGGTTCTTCGTCAAACTGATCAAGAAATTATCGAGCAGGATTTACTCATCAAAAAAGAAATTGAAGACGGTATTATCCCAGATCCTTCTCAAATGCAAATCGATCCAGAAACAGGACAACCAATTCAGGGTGCTGCCCCTATGGATTTAGGACAACCAGTAATGGAACCAGATTTAGGAAAGGAAGAAAAGGCAGTTGAAATTCCAAAGGGTGGAGAAATTTAATAAATAACATCGAATACTATTGATAAACTCATGGATGAATTAATGGATATGATCACTTCTGATGAGAGTCCTTCTCAGATTAGTGACAAAATTAAGGATCTTTTGTTTGCAAAAGCAGCAGAAAGAGTAGATTCATTTAAACCAGTTGCATCAAATTCACTCTTTGGTGAAGATGAATTTGAAACTGAAGTTGAAGTAGAAGATACTGAAGAATACGAAGAATCATAAATAAAAAGTATAAGACTTCATCATAAAAATGCAAAGAACTAAGATAATTGAAACTGAAGTTGCTACTGGTGCAACTGCTGGTGCTGCTACAAGCATCAGTAATGCAACTTGTGTAAGACTTCATAATGATACCGGAGGTATTATTACTGTTGGAGTTTCAACAATTGTTGGTGCGGCAACCACTAATTATTTTAGTATGCCAGCAAACTCGGTTGAGTTTTTAGAAAAACTTCCAACTGATGTTATTTGGACATCTTCAGCAATCAAAGCAGCAAAAGTAGGATTCACTAACTAAAGCCATGAAACTCATCAGAGAAGAAATCGAACAAGTAGAATTTATCGTTGAAAGCAACAACGGTAAAAAATCATTGTATATTGAAGGTATTTTCCTCCAAGGAAACATCTGCAATAGAAATGGCAGAATGTATCCTATGGAAACCCTTCGCCGCGAAGTCACAAGATACAATGAAAATCACGTTGCTGCTGGTAGAGCACTTGGAGAACTTGGACACCCAGATGGTCCTACCGTAAATCTGGATAGAGTCTCTCACAAGATTGTTTCTCTGAAAGAAAGTGGTTCTAACTTCATTGGTAAGGCAAAGATCTTAAATACACCAATGGGTAAGATTGCATCTTCTCTCATTGATGAAGGTGTAAAACTCGGTGTTTCTTCTCGTGGAATTGGATCCCTCAGACAAACAAGAGAGGGATACAATGTAGTTGGCGAAGATTTCATGCTTGCTACTGCTGCTGATATCGTTGCTGATCCTTCTGCTCCAGATGCGTTCGTTTCGGGAATTATGGAAGGTAAAGAATGGGTATGGGATGGTGGCATTCTTAGAGAAAAGTACGCACAAAAAACCTACAAGACTATTAACACTCTTGTAGATCAAAAGAGATTAGAAGAGAATAAGTTAAACTTATTCAATGATTTTCTCGCAAATCTTTAATTTATAAATAAATATAGTTTAAAACTAAGGTTAAACGGAGAGTTCAAATGTCTCGTGGAGATTTACAAGAAATGGAAGTAGGCACTAAGCAATCCAAAACCGCTGTTAATGCAGGCGCAAAAGCAGCGGAAGCGATGCCTAAGTTGTCGGATCCCGGAACCCAACTCGGTTCCGTAGAAGATCTGGGAGGACCTACCCCAGAAAATTATAGATCTGATGACGATTCAGCAAAACTGAAGACACCTGGCGCAACCCTCAAGCAAGTGAGAGACGTTGTAAACAAGGGTGCTAAAGGTGCTGATGCTATGAAGGCAGTCAAGGAAGAAGAAGAACTGAAAGATGAAGAAGTTCTTGCTGAAGCTGAAGTTGAAGAGACTGAAGAAGTGGTAGAAGAGACTGAAGAGTATGACATCGAAGAAGATGTTAATGCTCTTCTTGGTGGCGAAGAACTCTCCGAAGAGTTTAGAGAAAAAGCAAAAACTATCTTTGAAGCTGCTCTGACTGCTAAAGTTGGAGAAATCAAAGAGGCACTCGAAGCACAATACGAGGAAAAACTCGTAGAGGAAGTCGAGACAATCAAAGAAGCACTCGCAGAAAGAGTAGATTCTTATCTTGAGTATGTTGCCGATGAATGGTTCACCGAAAATGAACTTGCAATCGAGCAAGGACTGAAAACCGAAATGACTGAGAGTTTCCTCTCAGGCATGAAGGAACTTTTTGAAGCACATTATGTATCAATTCCTGAAGATAAATATGATGTTCTTGAGAGCATGGTAGAAAAACTTGATGACATGGAGACAAAACTCAACGAGCAGATTGAGAAGAACATCCATCTTAACCAAAGACTCGCAGAGTCGGTTGCAGACGGAATCTTAGATGAAGTTTCTGAAGGACTCGCTTCCACTCAGAAAGAAAAGCTCGCTTCACTTGCCGAAAGTGTTGAGTTTGAAAGTGAAGAAGAATATCGTGAGAAGCTGGAGATGCTGAAGGAGTCATACTTCTCGGCAAAGAAAGCTCCAAAGGCACAAACTGAAACCCTGTCTGAGGGAGTAGAATCTGCACCAGAGCAACACTCTGGAGTAATGGCTGCTTACCTGAGAACTCTTTCAGCAGTCGCCAAAAACTGAATTTAATATTAGTCAAACGCAAACATTCACAAAGGTAAACGCAAATGTTCCATTCCGAGCATCTGCAGGAAAAGTGGGCACCTCTTCTGAACTATGAGGGTCTTGATGCAATCAAAGATTCGCACAGAAAGGCTGTAACCGCTGTCCTGCTGGAAAACCAAGAAAAGTTTTTAAGAGAAGAAGCTGCATTTGGTAGCAGCTTCAACCTGATGGAAACCCCAACCAATGCTGCTAACGCTGCTGGTGCTTCTGGTGGTTTCGGTGGTGGTTCCGCCGCTGGTGGTCCTACCGCAGGTTTCGATCCCGTTCTGATCTCGCTGATCAGACGTTCAATGCCTAACCTGGTCGCATATGATCTGGCTGGCGTTCAACCAATGAGTGGTCCTACTGGACTCATCTTCGCAATGCGTTCCCGCTATGCAAATCAGAGCGGCACTGAGGCATTCTTCAACGAGGCAGATACTGCATTCTCGGGACAAGATGACGGATTCAACCTCACTGCTGGTTTCTCTGATGTTGCTGCTGGTTTAGGTACAACTGCACAGTCTGGCACTAACCCTGCAATTCTGAACCCAGTTGGAACCGCTACCTCAACCGCATATGATGTCGGTCAAGGTATGGTTACTGGCGACGCCGAGAATCTCGGTTCTGCAGCTGGTGATCAGTTCAACCAGATGGCATTCTCGATCGAGAAAGTCACCGTTACCGCTAAGTCCAGAGCACTGAAGGCTGAGTATTCGCTCGAACTCGCTCAGGATCTGAAGGCAATTCACGGACTGAACGCTGAAGCAGAACTCGCTAACATTCTGTCTAGCGAAATTCTTGCTGAGATCAACCGTGAAGTTATCCGCACCATCTACAAGATCGCTGAGCAAGGTGCTGTAGAAAACACCTCAACCGCTGGTGTATTCGACCTCGACATCGACTCTAACGGACGTTGGAGCGTTGAGAAGTTCAAGGGTCTTCTGTTCCAGATCGAAAGAGATGCTAACAGAATCGCTCAGAGAACTCGTCGCGGTAAGGGTAACATCATCATGTGTTCTGCTGACGTTGCTTCAGCACTCACCATGGCTGGTGTTCTCGATTACACCCCTGCTCTGAATGCAAACCTGAATGTTGATGACACTGGCAACACCTTTGCTGGTACTATCAACGGTAAGTACAGAGTATACATCGATCCATATTCGGCAAACCTGGCTGCTGATAACAGCGGACTGGCACAAGGCACCAACCAATACTACGTTGTTGGTTATAAGGGTTCTTCACCTTACGATGCAGGACTCTTCTATTGCCCATATGTACCTCTGCAGATGGTACGTGCCGTTGGAGAGGACACCTTCCAACCAAAGATTGGCTTCAAGACCCGTTACGGTATTGTTGCCAACCCATTCGCAGAAGGAACCGATCAGGGTCTGGGACGCCTGCGCGTCAACAGCAACCGCTACTACAGAAGAGTTGCTATCAAGAACCTCATGTGATCCTTTTCACAAAGGTTTTCAGGGTGCCGAAAGGCACCCTTTTTTTATCTAAATAATTCAAAAAATGTCATTATCTAACGCATATGTAAACCAGATACAGAATAGAAATTTTCTATCGCCTGTAGGTTTCAAGTTTACATTAAATAGAGCACCTAAAGTTGCATTCTTTGGGAACACTGCAAATATTCCAGGGATGACTTTGGGAGTGGCAATTCAACCAACTTATTTGAAAGATATTGATATCCCAGGAGACAAAGTTCAATTTAATGATTTGACAATCAGATTCCTTGTAGATGAGAACTTAGAAAACTACATGGAAATTCAAAACTGGATTCGTGGTATTGGATATCCAGAAAGTTTGCAGGAAATATATGATTGGCAAAGAGAAAATAAAAACATGGATAATCAGTACAAATCTCAACTGAATTTGTACTCAGATGCTACTCTTTCAGTTCTCACCAGTTCTAATAATTCAAATTTCAAAGTTAAGTTTTTAGATGTTTTTCCATACTCTTTGACAGATCTTCAATTCGATGCTACAGACAGTGACATTGATTATTTGACTGCAGAGGTAACTTTCAAGTATACTATTTACAATATAGTAGATAATGCTGGTAATCCTTTATGACTTTTGATTTGGATACAATCCAAAAAATGTGGGAAGAAGATTCTAAAATTGATCCAGATAATTTACATACAGAATCTTTAAATATTCCCATTCTACATTCAAAATATTTTGACATGTATAATAACATCATTCTGCTAAAGAAAAAAGCAGAGCAACAGAGAAAAAATATCAGACACGATCGTTATGAGTATTATACTGGAAAAGCAGATCCTGATGTTTATGTGGAGAATCCATTCCCTAAAAAAATTCGTGACAAAGAAACTCTTCAAAAATACTTAGATGCTGATGAGAGACTATCTCAAATTTGCCTAAAAATTGACTACTATGAAACTATGCTAAATTATATTGAGAGCATTCTCAAGATGATTCAAAATAGAACTTATCAAATAAAGAATGCAATCGAGGTAATTAAATTCCAGGCAGGTTATGGTTGATAATGCGGATTTAGTAATTTCTAAATCGAATGAAGTTTTTTTAAAGATTGAAACACAACCTCATATTGAGTATGAACTAAGGGATCACTTCAAGTTTGAAGTACCAAACGCAAAGTTTATGCCTCAATATAGAGGTAGAAATTGGAACGGAGAGATACATTTATTCGACATGAGATCTAAGCAGATCTATGTTGGATTGCTGGATAAAATTGTATCTTTCTGTAAGCAATACGGATATAGATATAGATTCGAAACAAATAAATTTTATGGATTACCCTTCGAAGTCAATGAAGAGATATCTTTCGAAGGTGTAAAAGATTACATGCATTCTATTTGTTCACATTCCCCTCGGCAATATCAAATTGAGGGAGTATATGATGCTCTACGACATAATCGAAAGCTATTGATAAGCCCCACTGCCAGCGGCAAATCGTTGATGATTTATTCGATCGTAAGATATTATGTGGATAAAGGCGAAAAAATTCTCTTAGTTGTTCCAACGACATCTCTTGTAGAACAGATGTACAAGGATTTCCTTGATTATGGTTGGGATGCTGATTCATATTGTCACCGTATCTATTCTGGTAGAGAGAAAAGTAATGATGCCCCTGTAACAATTACAACCTGGCAATCTGTATACAAACTAGAGCGTTCTTTCTTTGAGGATTATGGTTGCATTATAGGTGATGAAGCACATTTATTCAAGAGCAAATCTTTAATTTCAATAATGTCAAAACTGCATCATGCAAAATATCGTTTTGGATTTACTGGAACATTAGACGGAACTCAAACTCACAAGTGGGTGTTGGAAGGTGTTTTCGGTCCTTCGTATAAAGTAACTCAAACTGCTGAGTTAATGGAACAGGGACACCTTTCTCAACTTGATATTCAATGTCTTGTTCTCAAGCACCCACCACAAAAGTTTGAAACTTATGAGGATGAGATACAGTATTTAATCTCTCACGAACAAAGAAATAAGTTTATTACAAATTTATCTCTTGACTTAAAAGGAAATACTCTTGTGCTATTCAGTAGAGTAGAAGCACACGGAGCAATACTATACGACAAGATAAATAATAACAAGGGGAGTGATCGTAAAGTATTTTTTGTTCATGGTGGTGTTGATGCTGAGGAAAGAGAATTAGTCAGAGAAATCACGGAAAGAGAAAACAACGCAATTATCGTTGCCTCTTATGGAACTTTTTCTACTGGTATTAATATTAAGAACCTCCATAATGTTATCTTTGCTTCACCCAGTAAATCAAGAATTAGAAATCTTCAATCAATTGGAAGAGTACTTAGAAAAGGAAAAAATAAAACTAAAGCAGTCCTCTACGACATCTCTGATGATTGTACTTTTAACTCAAGAAAAAACTATACTCTAAATCATCTAATAGAAAGAATTAAAATATACAATGAAGAAAAATTTAATTATGAAATAATCACCATTCAACTTAAGAACAAATGATAGAAGATGATTTTTATGCAACACTTAAATTAAAAACTGGAGAAGAGATCTTCGCAAAGGTAGCACCAACTGAAGAAGAGGATAGAACTTTACTCCTAGTAAGTAATCCAATAATTGTTTCTGAAATAAAAGGTAGAAACGGTGTAGTTGGATATAAGATAGAACCTTGGCTAAAAACAACCACAGAGGATATGTTCATTATCAATATTGATGATATTCTTACAATGACTGAATCTTCGGATATTGATATGATAGGAATGTACCAAAGATTTTGTAGAGAAACGTTTAGTACAAAAAATAATCAAACTAAGATATCCAGAAAAATGGGATATCTTGCCAACGTTAATGATGCTAAAGAGATCTTAGAGAAACTCTTTAAGAAAAGCTAGAGCCTGATCTTCAAACCCAACAAAGGTATTCTACAGAGTATTCGGATACTTGTCAACTATTTCTTTAAATGGTATAATTCATACATATTATGAGATAAACTAATGATATCAACAGCAGTTATGACCAAAAGAAAAAGGTCAGAGCATTACGTTAATAACAAAGAGTTTCTTGCGGCACTCATTAAGTATCGTGAGGATGTGGAGATTGCCAAGATTAAAGGTAATCCCAAGCCACAAATTCCAAGGTATATTGGCGAATGTTTCTTGAAGATTGCAAATCATTTATCATTCAAGCCAAATTTTGTCAACTACATGTTCAAGGATGATATGATTTGTGATGGTATTGAAAACTGTGTTCAGTATATTCACAATTTCAATCCTGAGAAGTCCCAAAATCCATTTGCTTATTTCACTCAGATTATTCACTACGCATTCCTAAGACGCATTCAGAAAGAGAAGAAGCAACTGGAAATCAAGAACAAGATTCTGGAAAGAACTGGATTTGATCAGGTTTTTGAGAGTGGAAGTGTTGACGGATCCGATTACTCCGACTATAATAGCATCAAGGACGCAGTACATTCCAAACTTCGTTATTGAATGAAAGTAGCAATTATTACTGATCAGCACTTTGGGGCACGAAAGAATTCTAAACTCTTTCATGATTATTTTCTAAAGTTCTACAATAATGTATTTTTCCCAACACTCGAAGAGCATGGGATTACTACTGTTGTGGATATGGGAGATACTTTTGATAGTCGTAAAGGAATTGATTTCTCTGCTTTATCGTGGGCAAAGAATAACTACTACGATCGTCTAAACGAAATGGGTGTAAAGGTTCACACGATTGTTGGGAACCACACTGCTTATTATAAGAACACAAATCAAGTTAATGCGGTTGATCTACTTCTGCGTGAATATGATAATGTGACTGTATATTCGGAACCAACAGAAGTGATGTTGGGAAAACTTCTGACTCTTTTTATTCCATGGATCAATCAAGAAAATGAAGAACGCACTCTTAAACTTATTGAAAAGACAACTTGCCTATGTGCGATGGGGCACCTTGAACTCCAGGGATTTAGAGTTAATAACCAAATCGTCATGGAGCACGGTTTGGAGAGCAAACTATTTGGTAAGTTCACCCGTGTCTTCTCGGGACACTATCACACTCGATCGAACAACGGAACAGTCTTCTATCTAGGAAATCCATATGAGTTATATTGGAATGATTTGAATGATACTAGAGGTTTTACCATCTTTGATACTGAAACACTAGAACATACTCCAGTCAACAATCCTTATAGAATGTTCTACAGCATTTACTATGAGGACACTAACTATCAAACTTTTGATACTCGTGAGTATGAAAACAAGATTGTTCGTGTGATCGTTCGCAAGAAAACAGATCTTAAGAAGTTTGAAAAGTTCATTGATAAACTCTATGCTTCTAATATTGCCGAACTTAAAGTTGTAGAGAACTTCCAAATTCAAGAGAATGAGGAGTTTGAAGCATTTGAGTCAGAAGATACACTTTCTATCTTGAATAGATATGTAGAGGAAGCAGAAATTGAACTCGATAAGTCGATTGTTCAAAAACTTATTTCCGAAGTATATCAAGAGGCTTGCGAACTAGTGTAGAATGTTTATCTTAACAATCAGTGGCAGAGAAGACGAGGGTGCTTATTCAGTAGTCAACGAAGATGGAGATCAAGTTCTTTATCTTTTTGAAGAAGAAGATGATGCCGTTCGTTTTGCTATGATGTTAGAAGAAGAAAATTATCCAGAAATGCATGTAATGGAAGTCGATAGTGACTTGCTTGTAAATGTTTGTGAAATGCACGGACATGAGTATGTTATCATTACCCCAAATGACATTGTGATTCCCCCTCAAGAAAATGATATTGTTTGAAAAAATCCGTTGGAAGAACTTTCTTTCTACTGGAAACCAATTCACTGAAGTTGAACTGAATAAAAAATCAACCACGTTGATTGTGGGGAATAATGGAGCAGGCAAGAGCACGATTCTTGATGCTCTGTGTTTTGTTCTGTTTGGAAAAGCTTTCCGCAAGATTAACAAACCTCAACTTGTCAACTCCACAAACGAAAAGGATTGCCTTGTGGAGATTGAACTGAAGATTGGTTCTACAGATTGGATGATTCGTCGTGGAATCAAACCAAATATATTTGAAATCTATCGTAATGGATCTGTTCTAGATCAAAGTTCTTCTGCAGTTGATCAGCAGAAATATCTGGAGCAATCCATTCTTAAGATGAACTATAAGTCGTTCACTCAGATTGTGATTCTGGGTAGCAGTAACTTTGTTCCCTTTATGCAACTGACTGCTGCAAGTCGCAGGGAAGTGATTGAAGATCTTTTGGATATTAAGATCTTTTCTTCCATGAATGTAATCATCAAAGAAAAGATTCGTTCACTAAAAGAAGAAATCAAAACTCTTGATCTAAAGAAAGAGTCGGTGAAAGATAAAGTTGAGATGCAGAAGAACTTTATCGATGAGTTGGAGAATCTTGGTAATGCCAATATAAATGCCAATAAAGAAAAGATTGCCAATATTGATGCGGAAATTGGCAATTACAATGAGGAGAATATTGAGATTTCTAATAAACTCACTTTATTAGAAAAACAACTAGAAGAGTATGTTGGAGCAACTGACAAACTTCGTAAGTTAGGAAACCTTAAAGGAAAGATCTCTCAGAAAGTATCTACGATTACTAAAGAACATAAGTTCTTCACCGACAATACGGTAT